AAGCATAAGTGACCGTTTTGGCCCTGGCGGTATGACTACCTTAACGGGCGGAAATTTTGTCGGCTCTGACTTTGGTAACTTAGGTATTGGCATGGGAGACATGGGCAATTTTGATCCTACAGGTGGTTTAGATCCTGTATTATCCGATTTTAAAGAACCAAAAACCTTTGGGCAAAAGGCTAAAGACAGCATAAAAGGTTTTCTAAGTAAGTTAGCAAGAATACATCCCGCCACGCGTAACGCAGCATTCGCCTATGATTTTGTAAAAGGACTGCAAGATGCAGAAAACCCACAGGACTTTGTTAAAGGGGTTATGGGTCAACTTGCTATGAGAAAGGTAGGAGGCAACCTTGGTTTATCTGGAATGCAGAAACAAGGCATAAGCGGTCTTATGAATATGGCTCAAGGCAGACAAAACCTTGGCCAAACACTAGGTAGTCTTGGTACTTCTGCTGCTTTTAGAAGTGCAGCTCCTTCTATATTCAAGTCTGCTTATCAATCTGGCGGTATGAATGGTGTTTACGCGGCAGCTGCAGCTTTGCAAATGGCTCAACGTGGAGCGCAACGAAAAGTTTCTGGCGCATTGGGACCTGGTGGTGGCGGGTAAAGGATCTAATCCTAGGCCTCTCTCGGTATCTGCTGATAAGTTCAGCGATAACTGGGATAAGATCTTTGATCGGCGCAAAAAATCATTAAGCGGTAGCCTGTCGGGTAAGGATCCTGTATAATACATCTTATATAAATAGTTATATATTTTTATAGAACATACTGTTTGCCTAGTGTGACGAAAAGAAAGGCTAAAAACTCTAAATAAAAGGGAAGATTGAGTTAAACGTTATCTTCCCTTTTTTTGTGGACGAAGGACCAGGGACTAGGAACGACGGCCCAAGGACTTTTCTAACCTGAAGCCTACTTTAAAGGTTAGATCTAAGCTATTGATTTTGTTGATAATAAAAATCTTCTAACTTTGGTAAGGTTAGATCGCAAGCTATTGATTTTATTAACAATATTTCTATTCCTATATAAGAAAACCTAACCTCACCTGTAATATTTCAAAAAGATTTCATGAATACGCTGAAAAGCTAGAAAATATATTTTTCAGGTTAGAAGTGGTAGAAATATAAGTCCTATAAGGGTTTCCGTCTAACTTTGCATAAGTTAGGTCAGGTTAGAAAGTGCTGAGAATGTTGAAAGGATGCGGGCTTAGAGCTAACCTGGTAGAAGTTATGTATTATAAGTCCCATATATAATAGGACTTGTTACTTTTTATTACCTTGGTATATACTTCGCAGATGCCAAAAGGAACATCAGGAAATATATCAGGTAAGAATGACAAGCATTTAACACCTAAGCAAATACGTTTTGCTAAAGAGGTTGTTTACAATGATGGATCTAAAACACAAACAGAGTGTGCGCTTGCTGCTGGCTACGCTGATACATCTGCAGCCGTCAGAGCCTCTGAGCTTATGAATCCACAGAAGTACCCGCTTGTAGTTCGATACATACAGGGCCTCCAGGCAGAGGTGGATAAGAAATTTGAGGTAACATTCAGTAGACACGTTAGGCAGTTAGCCAAGATCAGAGACCAAGCCATTGATAAAGGTAATCTTACTGCGGCAGTATCGGCAGAGGTACAAAGAGGTAGAGCGGCTGGCTTGTATGTGGAACGTAAGGAAGTTAGAACAGGCACGTTAGATTCGCTAAGTGAAGTAGAGATTAAGCAAAGAATACAGAAACTACTCGGAGATTATAAACCTCTTCTTGAAGTAGAAGATGCAATTATTGTTGAGTAGCTTGCTTCTTTTTGCGCTTGTGAGCCTGTAGTTTTATCACCCATCTTTTAGGTGTAGTCCGTTTGGACACTAAACCGCTTGCTTCTTCTGGGCAATTTTTTCTCCATTGCTTTTCTAATTTTTCCATATCCATTAGTCATAACTCCCTAACATATCTACAAAATCCCTTAGTGTATCTTCTTCGGGTTCCATATCTTTATCATCATAATCTTCCCAAGATATAGTATCGATTGCTTGCTTGTGTGCTTCTACTAATGTGTCCGCTACGTCCTGGAGCTTGTTGACCAGTCGTGGATGTGTATCAAGCGGACAATCAATACATAATCTATACTGTCCGTTCTTATTCTTGCTGTCTATTTTTAGAAATACAGCTAAGTCTCCTAGCTGTCCACGTCTAAATATTTGTACCACAGCTTTGGCTTGTGACTTATCTAAGTATGCTATGCGTCTGTTCATAATTGTTTTATCCTTTTTGGGTTTTCTATGGGTGGGTTTAAGTCTAGGTAAAGCTCGCTTGTTAGTTCTTTCCTTTGCTCTGGCGTTACCTGGCTAGTGATCCGTATATCGCGTTTCTTTATGTTGCCTGTCTTCCAATAAATACTTTCGGGTGGATCCATTTTAAGAGTCCAATTTATTGTTCCGTGATTATCAGAATCAAACTGCATAGTAGGGTGGCAATCAAACCTATCTTTGTATAGTTCAGTCATTGAATTGCATGTATGGTTGCGCTCTTGTCTTTGCGACCTCTATATTGTCCGTGCCTAATCGTATAGTCGGACGAGTAGAGTCTGAGCAAACCAATACATATTCCCCGCTTAGTTTGTCTAAAATGTACTCTTTAGTCATTCATATCCTCTGTAAGATTGTTAATGATTTCACTAATTACTAATTTATGCAATTTCTTGTTGTTGCGTATTGCGTTCTCGTTTGTGTCTATATACACCAACGGAAGGCCTTGAGAGTCTAGAAGCACGTTATATCTAACCCATTTTTCGCAACAGTTTACATACTGCGTTCCTATCCCTGTAATTTTTCGTAGGTTCATTAGTTTCTTTCCTCTTGTACGGCTTGTATATCGTTAGGATAAATATCTAATCCTTCTAATATGCAATCGTCATAAAGAGTATCTTTCCAATCTGCTAATTCCTCTGCTTTATTTAAAGCTTCATTAAGTTCATTAGCTATTACCTTTTGAGTAGATATTTGCATATCTCTATCTGTTTTAATTACTAACCATTTCATTAGCTTTTCTCCTGTAAATTAATTATCGATTCAAAATAAATCTCAAATTCTTTGCGGTCTTTCAAACAAGGATTTCTTATTTGTAAATATTTGCCGTTATTTTTGATTACAATTTCATATTCTTTCTTATTGCATTTGAATAAAAAAGTAAGATTTTTTCCTTCCTCAATTTCACGTAAACTCATTTAGCTTTTCTCCTTTGTCGCACTTAATACATTTTCAAAATAGCTATCTTGTTCTACAGTATCCCAACTGCATAAAGGTTCACTATCGATAGCAATATCTATTGCGTTTTCTTCATCTTCAGCTTCTACTATCTTGAATACTGTATAAGTGTATTCTCCTTGTACTTTAAATTTAGCCATTGTTATTCTCCTGTATTTGCTCATACATATTTTCTATATGAAACAATATATTTTCAATTAAATCTCCTGTCGTTTCTTCATTATCAGAACCACCATTCACCCTCTTGTATTTATCTATTTTATTAGCTTCTAAGGTGCGTTTTAAATCTTGAGCATCAAAGTATGCTTGAGATATATCTTCTACGTAAACTTCTATATTAGCCATTGTTCCTCGTCTCCTTAATTAATCTGTTTAGATACCATTCAGCTTTGAGTAGATCTTCAAGGCCGTTCTTGAGTTTGTGTCGGGTAACATACTTGATGATGTTACCCTCCAAGAATCCTAGCTCGTGAGACTGTATGTAGTCCGTGGTCTCTATACCTTTCTTGTAGTAAGAAGGATTTATTTTATCTTCATCCATGGTATCAATAATCTCTTTCATCTATTTCTGTTCCGTCAGGAAAGTAAAAGAATCCATATCCTTCTGTTCCGTCACACTCTTCGTCTACAGTTTCTATTTCTTCGTAGTCGTAGTCTTTTATTTTTTTCATAGCCTCTTCATTAGTTTTAGCATCCACTTCTACTTTGTAGCCAAACCAAGTAATTTCTTTTCTGTAAAAGGTTACTGTCATTTTATCTTCTTGCATATCTCCTCCTATATCCAACATTTATAACCAGGGCAATCGTCTGTGGTCTCACCACAATGCTCACAATACTTTTCGTCTGCTTCGCGTATCTCTTTGCGTAGGCGATTAGCTATGTAAGGCCTGATGTTTGTTACTTTACTCATTGTCGTCTTCTTCATCTAACCCATCAAAGATAAGTCTTTCATCCATCCATTTTTTATTTATGCCGTTTCTAAATAATTTATCTTTAAATAATTTTTCTAATTCTTTAATTTTCATTTGCCTTGTCCTCTATATTGCTTGTGTGTTTGTTTTTTTCTTTTCGGCATTGATGAGGTGCTAAGATTTCCTCTGCCTATTGATGTTCCTTTACCTTTAATCCCAGTTGAGGATTTATGATCTATTAGCGTTGTTGCTTTTCTCATTCGTCCTCCTGAGTTATGCAATGATTAGGTATGTCGTATGTTTCTATTGTTTCGGTGCAAATGTCTTCGTCCCAACGTGGCACTTCGACCTCACTTTCTTCTTTACCCACTTTTCTGATATTGCCTATCCAAGTTTCTTCGTCCCCGTCTATGTCTACTGCAATTTTGCACCAACCTGTTTTTAAA